CCGTTAAGTTGTACTTTATTTCTTATCAAATAGTGCCGTCATCGGAGACAAAGCTGAACGCGGTGGTCACAAAATCCTTATTCAGAATTTCAAAGCCAGCGTAAAGTTGCCAGATCAGGATGATGAAACGGCTGAAGTCATCGTTGTTGTTGATGAGCACCTGAGCATTCGGGCCACCAATGCCCACGCCGATTGCTTGAGGACCGAAGAAGTAACCTTGAGCAACTTCTTGACTGGAGAAGGTATTTGCACCATCGCTTGCGAAGGTTGCAGACACATTCTTGGTTGGGAAGTTGGTCGACTCGAAGAACTTCACACCCTCAAACTGAACGCCAGTCGGCATCACGGGCTCACCAGCCAGGAAGTAACCCTGACCAGCTTGAGGACCCATGTAGAAGCTGGCGTTATTAGGCATCATGGGATTACCCATGTACATGCCTTGGCCAGGATTGCCGCTGTAGCGTGCGATCTCACGGAAGTCTGGGTCACGACGCAGATGCATCATGAAAGTAGGATCGCAAATGCAGCGATACAGACCATCAGCGAAGGTCGGCACGTTGCGCTTACGCAGATCCTTAACAACGGTCAGCAGGTCGGTACGCACCTGGAACTGCTGCACCTGAGCTGCATATTCAGCAGCGGTGTAAGCAATCGAACCGTTAGCAGCTTTGTTTTTGCCACCGGGGAAGTAGTAACCACCCTGGGTGCTGGAAGCTTCACCATTAGCTTCAGCTTTGGCAAGTTCGTCAATGAAGACGCGGTCGCGCCACCGGCGGTAGTCATCCAGCAGCGTCAGGCTACCAATGGACTGGTGGAACATGTTAAGGTTGCCAGAGTCCAGCAGCAGGCGCTGAGCCGTGATCAGGGTCTCGCGGGCAATCTTGAAGGTGCTAGGCTGGGTCGGATCACCCGGATCTGCAGGGCCAGTGTATTCCTTAAGCACCACCAGGACTTTCTCCTTGGTGATGTTACGGCTGTTAGCGGTACCGATGGTCTGATCGGCAATACGCTCACGGCTGTCCTTTGTACCAGGGGTGCCCCAGAACTTATACATGTGTTATCCCAAAGGCTCTTTATCCTTTGGTTCTTACGGTTTGTCATCCCGTAAGTTCAGACTATATCATCAAACAATCACTGATTGTTTGTCCTGCGCTCGTGCCCTCTTATCGTCTTCATCTGCAAAAGCAATGTTAAGACTCGCTGCGTATATTTCAAAATTTTTAGTTCTGTTTTTATAACGCAGGGTCACTTTATTTTGTAACGTTGAGTGCATATGGGGCTTTAATGCCGTTACAAAATTAGGCATCTCTCCACTTAATATTCTTAAACGATAGTGCTCTCTATCTAAATAGAGTTTTGGATTTGTGTTGGTGAGGTCATGAATCCAAGAAGCGATTACCTTTGCCTCTTGTTTTGTGCAATAAGTAGCAAGTAATCCAACATTGTTAGAGCTAACTACGCAACCATCATCCATCCAAAAAACAGCTAACGCCTCCAGCCCTAAATCACATAAGTAACTTTCGGAAAACAATTTTTTACCTTGTGGATAAAACTGCTCTCTTAATGGAACCAGTAATTTACTGGTAACCATGGACTGGCAAGAATAATAAGTTTTCAAGGTGCGCTTATCGTAAACCTCTCTTGAATTTACTTTTCCTTTTGTACCAAGTTCTTGATTGATTTTGGTCATCTTCCACTCTAAAAATTGTTTTTGTTTTTCAGAGTGTGTAAAAGATAAATAACAAGTGTTTTTACCTTTTGGATAACCTAAGCAACCATCACCAAGAGTACAAGCTTTGGAAAAGGAGAGATTCACTGTGTGACCAAGGGTAGTCGTGGACCTTCCGACCATTTCTGGGCGGCTTGGCTGCTGATTGCCCAATGCTAACGCATTGAAGGGTTTCCAGCAATTCACAGGATTTAAAGACCGCTACAAATTCAACGGTCGAGTTGGACTGTCTGGCCGGGTTGACGAGTAAAATCGTGAACAACTACAGGCTCGACTGCCATTTCGGCAATGTAGGCAGGATGGGGACGGTAAAGTTCCGCACCCAAGATTTTTGGAAAATCGTTCGCCTGGTCTCTAGTTTCTTAGAGGGGTGGACTATCTCTTCATCCCTGTGGGATGCCGGACGCTAAATCTGGTATTACGTAACAAGGTCGTGTTACAGCCAGTAGTCTCTGCACCTTCCAATCACGCTTGACTGGCTTGGCTCAGGATTACCCTCGTCTTTACGTTAGGGCTTCCCTGAATTCATCCGGTTTGCACTCATCGATTGCTCGGTGAGGTGACAACGTTGAGCGTTCAGTTGAGGCATGCTATCATCTGGAAACTTGTTTATGAACAACATGGATCCAAAACTTGTTCCCGGATTTGGTAATCTTTACTTAACAGAAGAAGGAAAAGCTTTTGAAAAACAACTTGATCCCGACAATCAAGAATATTTTTTAGAGATTCCTATCAGTTCAACCAGTGCTTATGACCGTATTTCAGTTCTTGTAAATGGGAAGAGGAGGCGTTTTCATCTTCATGTCTTGATGGCTGTTGCCTTTTTGGGATTAGATCTGCGTTCTCATGGAACCAGTAACTTTTCCCTTCAGGTGGATCACAAGGATAATAACAAGAGAAATAATTGTCTTGATAATCTTGAGATCGTTACCAAACAAGAAAATTTAACAAGAGCCTGGAAGAGCGGTTGTTATATAAACAATGGCTTTGCCAGTAAAGGGAAACCGAAAAAATCTTTGAGAAAGTTTTCTTCGGATGACGTGACTCAGATTAAAGCTTTAAAAGAAGCGGGTCTTTCTTATCGAAAGATTGCTGAAAAGTTTAACTGTAATCACGGAGCTATTTACCAAATCTTGAAGGGTCATACCTACCAGGATCTGAACTAGCTATCAATGAACACTTTGGTTTATCCTCCAGTGTCAGTGTTTTTATCGGGTGAAAGATAAAGACACATGTGTCTTATCTAACAAAAATTTTAGCAGGTCGTAACTTAAAAGTTACATGTACTGCATAGTTGGCACACCCATACGTGCTAAATCCGTATTGTTGGAACTGTATCCTTCGGGATCAATTCCTTGTTGGAATCCAGGGATGCCCATAGCGCCAGGTACAGCACCAAGTGCCACGCCGCCGAGACCAGCAGCAAGTGCAGAGGCGGGAACTAAGCCCGCAGCGGCTGCTTTTCCGATACCTCTTGGAGTCACCTTACCTGCTGTTTCTGCAGCATTTAAAAAAGCAGCCTGGCGCATTCCGCCTTCGCGACTCTTTACTGCAGCATCAAGAAGTTTCTGTTGCATTTGTGCTGGCATATACTTGCCAGCTAGAGCACGTGCTCCAAGCAATCCAGCCGCTCCGCCCAAGGCGCCAGCACCTGCAGCAAGTGCGGCAGACCCTGGATCCTCTCCTTGAGAAAGGGCATACCCACCCGTGGCTAGGCCAGCAGCAATGGGTACACCGATTTTAAGTGCGCCACGCATGGCCTCACTCCATCACGAAGAGTTTATTGGACACAACGTTGGGCTGAGCCTGGTTCAGAACGCGCCATGCATTCTGGGGGTCACGAGCCATGATGTCGTTGAAGGTGCCCCAGAAGTTGGTGGGCTGCTGAGGAGCAGCTGCAGCAGGGGGAGCAGGGAATTCACTATAAGAATATGGATCCACTTGCTCAGTTGGATAACCATAAGCTTCAAGGTCTCCCTCGCCTTCATGCACAGGATACGGACCTTCGGGACCAAAGAACCGAATGGTGTAATCGCTCAGCACGTCAGGGTTAGTCAGAATCTCGTTATAAGCAAGATTCTCGGTGTGCTCATTAGTAGCAAATTCAGCATACTGCTTGAGGGTATCGGTCATTTCCTGACCCCAGGCAACAGCGCTATCCAGCAGACCTTCGAGTTGAAGGGCGTAATTATTTAGAATTGCGGGAGCTTCGCTTCCGAACGCTGCGATTACTTGCTGGCTTTCCTGGCTCAGACCCTCCGAGTAAGTTGGGGAAGAGCTGGGCGAGTAACCCTGGTTGGTTGACCAGGTCTGCGGAGCCGATTGTTGCGTAGCTGGGGCGCTCGCTGAACCGTAGTTGGCCGGGGCGTAGGTCGTCGTCGGAGCTGACGGTTGACCCTGGAACGGGGATTGAACTGGTGCGCTCAGTAGATTCACTACTTTGTTGAACGCCGATTCCCATGGGTTGCTCTGTACTTCCGCCGGTTGGTATTGGGGGGCGTACTGAGTAGGGCTCGAGGGTTGGTAAACCGGGGCCGCCTGAGGTGCTGCCACCTGGTAATTCACCGGGGCTGCTTGGTACGATACCGGGGCTTGGCTCGGCTGGTAAGACGGAGTCACGTAACTGCTCGGCGCTACTGCCGGAGTCGGGCTCGTCTGTGGGATCGATTGGACGGTAGCGTCCTGCATAACTCATCTCCTTTTGTAAAGCCTCTAATGTTCGATACAGATATGGAGTTAAATCCAACCTGGGATCGGCAGCCATCGGAAGGTTCGGTGACTGCGGGTGAGGGGTCTGCATCAGGCCACCCACCAGGCGAGAGAATTGAGCAAAAGCGCCCTGAAGTTCACTCACCATCCTGAACGGAAACCCAGATAACATCTCGGCCCGTTCCTCATCCGTTTTAGACGGGAAGAGGTATTTCAGTGCTTCAATGCTATCAACACCTAATTCTTGCAAGTTGCGTACCACAATGGAGTTGTTAAGTACGTCTTGCGTGGAGTCCTCATAAACAGGTCCCGTCCACCTCCACAGCATAGTGACATCACCATCTGGGATGAGACCTGTCACTCCAGGGGGTACATCTTGAGCTTGGATACATGCATTGATTGCGTCTTGAACAAGTTGTTCAAATTGATTCAGTGCTTCTTTATATGCATCTTTTTCTTCCTGTGTAGCATTTGCAGAAGGCTCAACAGGGCGTTCGATACCAAGTGCAGAAGCAAGAGACATACGGAACAGCTGTTCTTCCTGATAAATAATTAACTCCAGACAGCGGCAGATACCGTAGGTATAAATAGCGGTTGCTTTTTTCTTCGATGTAGCAGACACGCGACCAAACAAAGATTTATACTCTGTTGCGGTTACACCAGCAGAAATAGACAATTCATCAACGCCACCAAGAGCAGTGCGAATTTCTTCCCGATATTGACGAGCAAAATTATTTTGATCACCAGTGATTGCATCTGGGACAATGTAGCCAACACGGTCGTTTGGTTCCAGGTTTGCAATCACGCGTGGCACACGGATCTGGCCGTCAACGCCACGAGAAACAGGATCAGATTTGAAGGTCGAACGACTCAGTGGGCTGGCACCGGCAAAACCTGAGTTTGCTGCAATGGATGGACGCTGAACAACTGAGTCCCCACCTGCCTCCATAAGGTCGGTCTTAGGACGAGATGACAACAGCGTGGGGCTACCAAAGAACTGCACGTTCTTCCGCATGGTGCGTACCAACTCATCATGCGTGCAGATGTGATTGGCTAATGCATCAAATTCACCAACGCCTTCTTTTGCAAATCCCTTTGGATTATTAAAAATTTCAACGCAAGGAATAAATCCAAGAGAATTTTTAAAGTTTTTAGTGCGACCGGGAGACATGCCTGATGGCATGTCAAATGTCATCTCAGCATCTGAGTGAGTTTCCTCGATTTCATTTGCTTTAATTGACAAGCGAATATAACGTTTTGCTCCAGGCTCACCAGTAATTGTGTTGCCAGTTACGTTGGTAACGTTAATGCCGTCGTGAGCACCGCCCGGCTTGCGCACCTTATAGCTGTAGATGATCACCACCTCATCCAGCTCGCCATCTACGTTGTAGTAACTGCGATACTCATGTTCGCGGAAATAGTAAACGCGATAGTTTTGCTTGGTAGGCCGAATGTAAAAAATGCCCTTACCATCGCACAGGAAATAAT